GTGCGGGCCACCGGCCCCTGGGGGTTTACCATCGGCACCAACGTCCGCTACGCCGCCCCCCACCAGTTCGGGGCCACCATCGTTCCCAAGCGGGCCCGCTACCTCCGCTTCCGCCTGGCCGGGGGGCGGGGGAGGCGGAAGGGCGGCAAGGGTCGGTGGGTAACCGCTGCCAGGGTGACCCTTCCTGCCCGCCCCTTCTTCCCCGGGGGGAACGACCTGGGCCGCTACGCCCCCCACATGGCCGAGGCCATCCAGGCCTACCTGAGGAGGACCCTTGGATGATCCGCGATTTCTATACTGCCCTTAAAGCCGCCCTGCCCGCCGTCCCCCTTTACCTGGGGGCGGACGCCCTGGGCGAACGGGCCGCCCCGCCCCGGCTGGTCCTGGTGCCCATGGACGAGGGCTTCGCCCCCGCCAGCGCTATCACCGCTCCCCAGGTTCGCGCCAGCGTGGCCACCCGGTTGGTGGGACTTCAGCTTTGGCTTTGGGGCGAGGGGTACGAGGAGGTGGAGGGGATGCTAGCCGAGGTCATCACCGCCCTTCGCCGGACGTTCGGTCCCGGGGTGGTGGAGCTGGAACGAGGCAGGTGGGAGGAGGGAGGGGCCATCTCCCGGGGGGTAGCCTACGTTCTGGACATCCGGGCGCGTATGCCCGTGGCGGAGACGCGCACTTACGTGACGCTCGAGGCCATCGCCCAGAGGTGCGGTGGCCTAGGAGGGTGATATGCCGAAGGAGAAGGAGACGCAGACGCAGGAGGAAGTCCGCCGTCCCCACGAGGAGTGGGCGGCCCAGAAGGGCACCCCTGCCTGGCTCCTCGCCGCCGCTCGGATCAAGGCCGGGTGGGCGCTGGGGCAGGAGGTGACGGAGCGGGAGTTTGACCGGGCGGTTGAGGCCGCCCTCAAGGAGGTGATCCGCTGATGCTGCTTCCTGGTGTGAGCATCAACGTCCAGGACGGGAATCTAGGGGTGCTTCCCGCCCTGGGAGAGGGGGTCCATGTCAAGATCGGCGTGGCCCAGCGGGGGCCCGTGAACGAGGTCCTGGCCATCACGTCCACCAAACAGGCCAAGGAGGTCTTTGGGGGCGGCCCCCTGCCCGAGGCCATCGCCGTGGCCATCGCCCAGGGGGCCGGGCTGGTCTACGCCGTCCGGGCCAACGCCAGCGTGGCGGGCACCATCGGCGCGGTGCAGAAGGCGGGCACGGGCACGGGCAGCCTTTCCGCCGCTGGGAGCCCCAACGACGCCTACGAGGTGGTGGTCCGCATCACCCGGGCCGGGGGTAGGGGAACCGCCGCCTTCATCTACTCCCTGGACGGAGGCGACACCTACTCCCCGGAGGTCGCCGTCCCCTCCGGCGGCACCTACGCCCTCCCGGGCACCGGTATCACCCTCACCTTCACGGACGGGGCTAGCGGCACCTCCTTTGAGGTGGGGGACACCTACACCTTCACCACCACCGCCCCCGCCTACTCCCTCGCCGACCTGAACGCCGCTATAGACGCTCTCTTCGCCCAGGCCCAGCTGCGCTACCAGTTCATTCACGTGGTGGGGGCGGCCACGCCCACCGTGGCTGCTGCCGTGGACGCTCGCATGGGGGAGGCCGCCCAGGCCCACCGCTACATCTGGGCCATGCTGGAGGCCCAGGACCAAGACGACAACAGCTTGCGCACCGCCTGGGCCAACTTCGCCAGCGTCCGGGTGGGCGTGGGGGCGGGCTACGCCGAGGTGGCGAGTCCCCTCACGGGCCGCGTCCACCGCAGGCCTATCACCTGGCTTTGGGCTGGCCGCCGGGCGGCCAGGCCCGCCCAGGAGGACGTAGGCCGGGTGGCCTCCGGTCCCCTGGTGGGCGTGGTGAAGCTGCACCGGGACGAGTACGTGACCCCCGGGTTGGACGAGGCCCGCTTCACCACCGCCCGCACCTACCCCGCCTACGCCGGGTACTTCCTCACCCAGGGGCGCATCATGGCCCCTCCGGGCAGCGACTTTGAGCTGGACCAGTACAGGTCGGTGATGGACCTGGCCTGCACCGTGGCGTACCAGGCTGGGCTCAGGTTTGTGAACGAGTCCATTTTGGTAGACGCTGCGACTGGCGGCATCGCAGATCGGGACGCCAAACGGATTGAGGCCTACATCCGGGGGATGCTGGCCACGGCCTTGAAGGGGAAGGTCTCTGAGGTGGACGGCGTTCCGGCGGTGCGGGTTACGGTAGATCGCACCGAGAACATCCTCTCCAGCCGCCGCCTCCCGGTGGAGATCGCCATCGTGCCCCTCGGGTACGCCAAGTACGTCGCCGTGACCATCGGCTTTGAGAACCCCGCCCTGGCGGTGAGGTGAGGAGGTGAGGCATGCAGCTGAACCCTAAGAAGGCCTACGACTTCCAAGCCGTGGAGCTGGTCATTGACGGCGAGACCGTCCCTGTGGACGCCGAAGTGGAGTACGCCGTTCCGGAGCTCCAGGAGGAGTACCTCTACAAGCGGGGCAAGCCCGTGGCCAGGACGCCGGGCATGCAAGAGCCCGTGGAGGTGACGGTCCGGCTCCCCGCCGACATCTGGCACCAGCTCCTGGACAAGTGGGGCAACGACTACCGGATGAAGGAGTTTGACATCCAGGTGATCTACACCGACACGGACGGCGCGACCACCGTGGACCTCATTCGTCAGTTCCGCCCCACCTCCGAGAGCGTGAGCGTGTCCAAGGGGGCGGAGCCCGTGATGGTGGAGCTGAAGGGGAAAGCGCTGGATGTGTGGCCCCGTAGCAAGAATCCCCTGGCTAGGTGAGCATGGAAACCCTGGAGCGTCTAGAGGGCGAGGAGCTGTACCTGGCTAAGGGTTCCTGGGGTGAGGCCAAGTTCCGGCCGCCCCAGGAGCCCGAGTTCCGCCGGTTCGTGGCCACCAGCGCCCGGGACGGGTCAGACTTGTACGCCGCCCAGAAGGCCTTGGTCATGGACTGCCTGGTGGAGCCGGACCGGAGGGCCTTCTCCCAGGTCGTGGCCAAGCGCCCTGGGCTGGTGGTCAAGATCGCCGCCGACCTCATCGCCCTGGCCCAGGACGAGGAGGCCCGATTTCTGGAGCGCGTCGGCTGAGAGGGCCGCAGAGATTTTGAAGCGGAGGGACCTGGTGGCGGCGGCGAGGGCGCTCTGGGCTTACGCCCGAGGCTACCGGGACCAGGAGGCGGGGGCCGGGGCCGTCCTGACCGCCGCCCACTACCTGAGCACCATCCCCAGCGATGAATAACGCCCTGGAGTGGATCTTCCGGGTCAGGGCCCAGGTGGCGGGCATCCGGGCCGCCGTGGCGGACCTGACCCGGGTCCAGAAGTCCCTGGAGGGCGTTCGGGCCTCCAGCGCCAGGACAACTTTACCCCGCCTTTACCTGACCGGGGTGGGGTCGGTGCTGGCGGGGTTGGCCGCCGTCGAGGCGGGCTACCGCAGACTGGCCGGGACGGCGGGCTGGGCCGTCCGCCAGATCACCTCCCTCCCCGGCTTGTTGACGGCTGGGGCGGTGGGCCTCGGGGCCAAACTGGTGTTGGACGCCGTGGCGTTCCGCCAAAACACCGAGGTGGCCCTTCAGACGGTTTTGGGGTCCCGTGAGGCCGCCGCCAAGGCCCTGGAGGAGGCCACGCGCTTCGCCGCTCGGACCCCGTTCACCACGCAACAGGTGGTAGCCGCGTATAAACGCCTGGCCATCGCCGGGTTCAAGCCCATAGAGATTCCCGTCATACTCCGGGGAGTGGGCGACCTCTCCGCCATGCAGGGGTTCTCTCAGGAGGCCGTTGACCGCATCATCACGGCCCTCACCCAGATTCGCGCCAAGGGCCGGGTCCAGGGCGAGGAGCTCATGCAGCTGGCCGAAGCCGGAGCCCCGCTGGCCAAAATCTACGAGCGCATCGCCGCCCGTCTGAGCGTGACGGCCGAACAGGCCAGGGAGCTGATAAGCGCCGGGCGGGTGTCCGCCGACCTGGGCATCGTGGCCGTCCTGGAGGCCATCCGGGACACGGTGTCCGGGGGGCGGCTAGGCGGCCTCATGGACCAGTTTGCGGACACCCTGACCGGGCTGTGGTCCACCCTCAAGAGCCGCCCGTTTGAGCTTTTCAAGGACATTCGGGTCGGGCCCCTGGAGAACCTCCTCCGGAACCTCGTGGCCATCACCGATACCACGTCCAGCCTGGGCCGGCGGCTGAAGGCGGGCTTGGAGGGCGTGATCGGGGTTGGCGTGGAGAGCCTGTTCGGGCCCCTGGCCAAGGCCACGGACCCCAGAGCCTTGGAGCCCGCCCTCACCGCCTGGCTGGACCAGCTCAAGGGGTGGGCCCGGCAGTTGGGGCCCACCCTTCGCGCCGCTTGGGCGCAGGTGCGGGAGTTCATAGCCGGGGTTAGAGACGCCTTCGCCATCATGCGGGAAGCTTGGGGCTATCTGCGCCCTGTCCTGGCCTTCGTGAGCGGCCTGGTGCGTCCCCTTGGGGAAACCGAGGTCCAGACGGCGGGGGCGGCCTCGGGCTTCACCCGCCTGGCCGGGGCGGCCCTGGGGTTGGTGGCGGCCTGGAAGCTCCTCAACGTTCTGACTCTGGGCCTACCCAACGCTCTTCTACGGCTGAGCGCGGCGTTCCTGCGAGTAGGGGCCGTGCGCCTGCTTCCTGGACTCCGCCCCGCTCTGGTTCAAGCGTGGGGCACGTTGAGGGCTTTTCTTCCTCGCATCCTTACGGGAGTAGGGCAGTTCTTGCGGGTGGAGGGTGTGCGCCTGCTCCTTGGACTTCGCCTCGCTCTGACTCAGACGTGGAGTATCTTGAGGACTTTTCTTCCTCGCATCTTTATGGGGTTGGGGCGGCTCCTCGTGGGGCTGGGGCCGTGGGGGTGGCTGGTAAGCGGGGCCATCACGGCGGGCTACCTCATCCTCAGAAACTGGGACCGGGTTCAGGGGTGGTTCAAGGGGATGTGGGCCTCTGTGGCCGGGTGGGCGAAGGGCGCTTGGGGCGGCGTGGTCCAGACGGCCGGTGGGGCCTGGGCCAGGGTCGCGGGCTGGTTCTCCGCCCTGGCGGATAAGGCCCGCTTTACCTGGCAGGTCATTCTGGCCGCGGCCAGGGACGCTTGGCGGGGGCTGCGGGACATGGTGGGTGGGGTCGTCAACTCCATCGTGGACTGGTTCAAGAGGCTTCCGGGCGGCATCGTGGGGGCCCTAAAAGGGCTAGGAAGCCAGCTGGTGGAGGCCATCAAAGCAGAGGTGGCCAAGGTGCCTGGCGGCGAGCTCGTCCTCCGGGCCCTCACCAGCGTCACGGCCGGGGTCCGGCGGGTGTGGGAGGCCGGGGCCACGGTGGCCGGAGCCCTGGCTCGGGGGGCGAAAGACGTGCTCCAGGTGCGCTCCCCCTCGAGGCTCTTCGCCCACTACGGGCGGATGGCCATGGCGGGCTTGGCCCTGGGGGCTACCGCCATGGTCCCGGCGGTAGCTCGGGTCATGGAGGCCTCCATGCAGCGGGCAATGCCCGAGGTAGTAGCTTCCACGGTAGCTCCTCAGGTGGAAGCNCCTGTGGTGGTTCCTGAGGTTGCCACTCCCACAGTAGCTCCTCGGATGGAAGTTCCCCGANTCGTGCCTCAGGTT